TTGCCGTAGCGCAAGAACTTATTGCCAGGCATCTCAACCTCTTTGACAAACGCTGCGGCTACGATTTCAACGGGATATTCTGATTGACTTTGCTCGGCTGCGATTTGCAGAATCTGCCCGACTTCGAGCATCTGTTCGTTACTGTCGACTACCATCACGTGACCTCTCGGTTAAATACGGCAGCCGAATACACGTTACCCATACCAGCTGCCAAACTCAAAATAAGTCCATCAGGGGCTTGCGTGGCAGACGACAGGAACACAGCGTCTTCTTCAGTCCTGTTTTGGATTTCTGGAACAATGCCCGCATTCAAATCATCAAGCAGCAGCAACGTCTCTAACAGGCCACTTGCCCCCATCGTGTGGCCAATCTTTTGCTTATAAGATGTGGCAACAAATTCAGGCAGTGTTTCAACTAAAGCGCGTCTTTCAGCCACGTTGTTTGACTTCGTGCCTGTTCCATGCGTCTTGACGATTTTAATATATTCTGGCTCAGTGCGGCTTAATTTCAATGCACCGTCAATGGCTTTAATAAACCCCTGGCCGTCTTCTCTTTGGCCGATGGCATTCGCATCACCTTCTGCCGCAGTCCAGGCTCCTAGAAGCTCTAGTGACGCCGAGGAGCCATTTTTCATTCTTGCCTCTTCTGACTCAAAAATCGCAACTGCCGAACCTTGCCCAATGTAAAAACCGAAGTTTTTTGAGTCAAAGGCCGATGGCATGACACCTTCGTCCTGCGAGGTCTTTTCTGTTAGGCAGGCGCCGGATTCGCCAAAAAACTGCAGCGTCATGTTGTTAACTTGATCCTCAACTGCAAGGACAATTACACGGTCAAAATTATAGTGGCGGATCAACGTCTGCACGTCGACGAGCACCTTAAGCCCGCTGGTGCATGCGGTCGCATCAGTTGCTATGTGATCCATTTCTCCGAATTGATTTGCAGTTCTTCCTGTCCACACATTTGTCAGCGTTAGCGGCAAAAACTTATAGTCACAGGTAAACTGATTTTTACCAGCAAATCTGCGACCTTCGCCGCCGAAGGTCATAGTTCCACCAGCTAAAATAAAAGCAGTCCTATCGACAGGGTTTGCTGCAACGTATTCATAAACGTCAGCGGTTAAGCATCGTTCGGCTACGCGGTGTGGAGGATAAATAAGCCCCGTGTGCGCATTTTTATAGGTTGCAGGATCCCAAAAAACGTGCTGCGGGTAACTGACTTCCTCAATGAGCTTGCACTCTGTCGCGTGCCACTTGCTTGCCTTAGTCATGAAGATTCTCATTTGAGATCCGCAATCGCTTGGTCAATGTCTTCAGGAAACTTTTGAGCGATCTTTTTGATGATCTCTAAAAGTTCTGCTGGCGTTTTTGCCATTATGTTTTTTGCGTCTTCTTCGCTAATGTCAAAGACGTCTGCTATGTAAAGACCGATCAACAGCATGTCAAGGCTATCAATCGTTGTATCTGCAAACTCCATGTTCATGTCGTCAATGTCTGGCGCCTCTTTGTGAAAAGGCTTTGCAATTCTGACAACAGCGTTTAACAGCTTAAGAAATTCTTCTTCTTTCATGAAAACACCCCGCATAGTCTGCTGGCCCATTCGCGCCAGTCGTTAAAAGCACGCGGATCCGGAGGGTTCTTTTGGCTAAGACCAGAGATCGTCACAAACTGCGTTCCCCACGTCTGCCAATCGGCCTCGTCATCCAACCTCATGAGTGGTCCATATTGATCGAGGTCGAGCACGACCTGATCCGCCCAATCACGTAGTTCGATCATAACAGGTTGAGTGATCAATTGACACCACCTAGAACGGTTCCTGTGCCAGGTTCAACGTGAATAATGACCTGGCCCATTTGATAGTCGCCGTTGACCGTGTTCGATTCAAACCTAAAGCGGAGCTGGCGGCGTTCTTCTTTGAAGTTGACAACTTGCTCATACGGCGTAGGTGGGTTTTCATAGATCGTCATCGTTGGCCCAGCAACCTCTTTTGACTTTGAGTTTGCACGGCCGGTAATAGTGACCGTCATGTCGCCAGATTGCACAAAGTCCGGCTCCATCATGTCAACGTGAACTGACCGGCTCACGGGATTCGAGCCTCCAGCGACAAGGCTAAGGTCAGCCGTTTCGAAGAAACTTTGGATGGCACTTACAATCTGACCGTCGATTAGATTTGTCCCAGTCTCATGCTGCCAAACGCGGTAGCCTTCTACCGTTTCTAAGATTCGTGAATCGCCGTCCTCAGTGATGCGATCGTCATCGCCCTCAGTAATTCGGAAGTTGATAACGGTAGGCGGAGTTTGCTCAGCGTCTGTAAGAAATGGTTTACCATAGACTGGCGAAAATTCGCCTGCAGTTCTGCCAAGTCCAGGCAACTCTGTGTCATACCAAGTGTTTTCCCTGATGTTATAAATAACCGCATGCGTGCATTCAGTAGCATCTCCCCTTGGATAGCACCACCAAACCTCACCAAACCGTGGCACCTTATATGCAAAAACTCGTTGCGCCGCAGAACGATTTAATCCGTCGAAAAAATAATTTAAGTTAAGACTATTTGGAATCTCACGCACGACACCGTTGAACATTAAAAAGCGGTCTGTTCCGCACCACATGTAGATCCCGTCATACTCTATGACTGAGGCAGCTGAAAGGATTGATGACTGGCTTGTGATTGTGTCAAACTGAAAAAGCTGCGCGCCACCAATAAAGCTGGCGCGAATAACAGCGTCTGCTGACCAAAAAAGACCAGCTGGAGCATTGCCAGGTCCTCCTCGAAGGGGTAGGCCCCTTACGATCTTTTGCGCAGCAACGCGGGCGCTCCCTGAACCCGATCCGCTAAGATCTGTTGGATCGCCAGGCACTGACCAGCCAAGGGCACCATCTGACCCAAAATAAAAGAGATAGGGGTGTAGGACAACGACGCCTCCTGTTGCGTTTTCACTTGCAGGAATTGTGACTTCAGTTAACGGGGCCGTGCCCAGTAAGTCGCCTACAAAGACTTGACCACCTAAGTCATTACAGATGCAGCCGGCATTGGGAGCAACTTGCGCGATAATTTTATTCGAGGGAGTAATATTGACAGAGTCGTAAAGTACGTCAAACTGCCAAATGTTGGCCTGACTTCCGACGAGCGTTGTCGGAGTGCGATCGAAGACAAGCGAGCTTGCTCCTATACTATCTAGCTCGAGCCTCTCAATATAGTTTGCTGATCCAAGGTGAAAGTACGTAAAAGAGTTTTCTGTATACGTCTTCATGCCGCGGCAGATTTCTTTTATGTATCTGCTAACAGATCGATAGCCCCCAATCTTTCTTGGAAGACCTCGTTGCCAACGGACCCACTGGCCGTCGACGTAGTACTCGCCTTCAAATTTTGTGCCGTCTCTCTTAATCCCAGGAAGGGACTTAAGCACCATAGGCTGCAAAGGCATTAGTAGGTACCGCCTTCGATTGGATCAAGGCCTAAGGCAACCTGAGCTGCTCCCTGGTTTGCTGCTGTAAATACTGCAATGCCGGTTGCAGTTCCGCCAAGGTTGATCCTTGCTGCAGACGCGCTTGTTGCACCAGTACCGCCTTCGCTAATTTGAATCGGAACAGAAACGCCGCCGGTATCTGCAAGCACAACATTTGTTCCGTCACAGTAGCAAATAGTTCTTGCCCCTTGCGGAACGCTCGGACCCGTTCCAGAAGCAGTTCTAATCGTTAAGCTAAAGCTGCCTGTTGTCGCGTTACTGACCCAGTATTGCTGCACAGTCGCAGGCACAATAATGTTGCGGTTTCCAGTTAAAGTGCCTGTAAAGCTATATGCAATGCGATTAAGTTCGGCTCCAGAAAGGCTGTAGTTTCCAGTTCCTGCGACGTTAATTGAGGTGTAGTCAAAAGCAAAGACCGGCGCTTGACCATAGCCAATTGTGTAGAATGAAGTGCCATCGGTTACAATCAATGCCGAGTCGCCTGGCTGAAAGTCTATGGCAGCAATGCCGTTAATTGTTTCTGATCCAGAAGGATCGAGCGTCAAAGAACCCGTACCCTCATTACGCAGCTGAATAAACCAGTTGTTTTGCAGCGTCGCAGCTGAGGTTAACGACAATGTGCCGGCGCCTCCAGTCCAAACAAAGGTTCTTGATCTATCTGTTGTGCCTGCCGTATAGTTCGCGTTAAATGTTTCAACCGGGTAGGCTTGTGAAAGTACGGTGCCAATTGCAATAAGGCCTGTACCGGCAAGCGCTGAAGCATTTGCCGCGCTTGCTGCTGCCCCGTACTGAAAAGCGCGCCAGGTGCCTGCCTCAGTCGTGTTATCAGTTAAATAAATCTGCCACGTTGTACCTGCAGCAGAAGACAAGACTTGCACGCCAGCTGCATCTTTAACAACAAATGCGTTTGCGCCGACGTTGTTGAAAAGTATTGTTTGCCCAGTTGACGCCTGCGTTGCGTCGGGTAGGATAATTGCAAAGGGTCCGGCGCTTGGTGTAACGTCGACAATTGAAGCAATTAGGTTTTGCCCAGGTGCTGACTCAACAGGCCAAAAGTAAGTTTGATCAGCGGTAAGCGTTACTGCCTCATAGCTGACGTCTGATGGGTAGATGTTGCTGCCGCCAAAAACATTTGTGTAGACAGTCATAATTAGGCCTCGTTTCTCGCTGCAGACCTGTCAAGAATCTTTGATAAGTCCTCACCATTGAGGGCTTGTGCCGCCATACCATACATGTTCTGCCAGACAGGAATGCGTTCGTCGTTTTTAAGATAAGGGGTTGCTTCAAGCAAAGTTGCATAAAGCACTAGGTTTGGAGCAAACTCAGTCAGCCAGTTTGTCTGGTTGTTGTCGTCAAGCAACGCTGGAAGCTCGTAGTATAGAATTTCAATTGGATAGTCAGCATCAGGTGTCGGCGCTAAAAGCCAATTCTGATAGCTGTAGTCAGTGTAAAAAACTGGTTCTTCAGTTAATTGCTGATTTGGCCAATATTCGCGAACGTACTCATAGCTCCTTACGAATAGAGTTTTGCGCTCGTTGTTGCCGCTCCCAATTCCGATGTTAATGCTTATGGTCTCGCGCCAGCGATCTGGCTTTGCGTAAACCGGAACACCAGATTGTAAAGTCGTCGTGACAACCGTTTGAAAGCCTTGAATTTTTAAGTCACGGCTAATCCGGCGTTCAGCAAAGTTTATAAGCTTCGGGATCTGCGCAAAGACCAAAGGATCAGTTGAAGCCGAAGCCCCACGTTCTAAGTAGCTGCGCACGTCATCTTGCAGCGAATTAAAGGTCATTGCTTGTGGCATGACTTATCCTAACTTAAAAACAATCGTAACTAGCATTGTAATAATAAAAGCAACTGAACCCATCAAAATTTGTTCAATTCTCTTTAACCTGCCCTCAAGAGACGCGTACCTTATTTCGCAAATAGCCTCGTGCTTGTCAATACGGGCCATACTTTCTTCGATCATTAAATTGCTGGCGTTTTCCACGACTTTTTCCTTTCTTACGCTACCAGTCCTTCAAGATAAACTGTTTTACCATCTTTTTTAGTGGCTGTCAGTACCTGCTTTTTGTTGTCAGCAGGGTTGTAGGAGACATGCACCCAGCCCGAGTCCGGAACACCCACTGTATAGAACTCTAAAATGAGCTGCCGGAACTCGCAGTTCTCTTTAATCCACTCAGCAAGATCAGCGTTAGCGATGCTGGGAATCTCGATGTCTGCGGCAAACCCCTTGCAATGGTCTGATGTTGCACTGCCACCTACCTTAGCATTAACGAGCGGATGCCTGTATCCACTGTTGACTTTGACCCCCATGCCGTAGTAATTCCGCACAGGTTGTAAAACGTTTTCGCAGAGGATACGAAGGTTTTCAGTTTCAGAACTTGTTGGCGTGTTGTCCATACCAAAGCGCAGAGCCGTCTCGGACTTCGTCATCTCGGATAAGGTGAAGTTTTGGGTCAGGTTCACTTTTTCTTTTCCATGATGTCATCAAGCTGGGCGCTCTTTTCCTTGCTGCCAGCCGACGATCCAAAGTAATACCCCAACACCATCGTGACCGCAGAGG